CGAGAGACTCTGTTGAGAGCTCCCAGTCAAGACGAAGCTTCTTTGTTGTCAAAGAAATCTTTGAGAATGTTACTGCTGCATTTGAACCTGTGTCATCTGCTTCAGTAGCAAGCTTCATGAGCTTCTCGCCCACGCCGACACGATCAATTTCTGTTGTGTCTGACTTCATACGGACTGTACGTGCGACCTTACCAATTACGGTTGCATCGAACATATAATCTAAGAAGCGAGCTGATTGTTCTGCGTTAAGCAGACCACCGTTTCCGTTTTCGGAACCAGTGTGGATACCCTCACCACCAGTTGTGGAAGCAAAGGTAGATGTTGCTGTTGTATTAGCAGCAACTGACTTTTCTAATAATTCATTACTCATTTATTTTTCACCTACCTTTTTTAGTTAAAAATTTCGTTTACGTTTCCGAGAAAAGAACCGTTCCATTTTGACTTTTTTACTGTCACTTCCTGTGACCCGCCAAGGTCATAGGACTTCTTAATTGCAGTTTCTGATTCTACTGCGTCAACACGCTTCTCTACGCCATTAATTGTATTCTTAATGTCCTCGATTGCCTTCGAAAGTGTTGTATGTTGTTCTGCTAAATCTGTAATTCTTGCATCTACGCCCTTGCTGAATGTTTCAACAGTCTGCTTGATATCGATAACCTGTGCTGCGCTTGATTCTGTTGCCTTATTAAGAGTTTCTGTAAAGAATCCCTTAAGATCGACCAGCATCTTTGCAAAATCAGGTTCATCAACCTCAACTTCAGATACGTCGGCTGCTTTTTCTACAGTTTCGGCAGAAGCATCTTCTGCTACTTCAGCAGGAACTTCAGCTGGTGCTTCTTCAGCAACAGCCTGTGCTTCTTCTACGACAGGTGCTGTTTCTTCAACAACTGCTGTCTCTGTGTTTTCTGACACTTCATTACCTCCTTCTGCGTTTGCCTGTTTTGCAATTATTTGTGTATCAGGCAACGGTAATCTTGACTGCTTATACGAATCAAGAATTCTATTTATTTCTTTTGCTTTGTTAACATCATTTGACTCAACCCAGCCAATAAGTTCTGCTGGCTTTCCTGTTACTGGAGATGTGTATGAAGAATCTGTTGACATAAAAACCTTGTTTGAATCTGGGCAATAAAAAATATTTTCTGTTTGTGTCTCTGCTGCAATTCCCTTGAATACGAACTGGCCATCCATCTTTTGAATTGATAGAAGATTGCATAGTTCGTTTGCTGGTGAGTCCACAATTGATAGTTCTAGTAAAGCGTACTTCTTAATAAATCTTACTGGCTGTCCTGTGGACTTGTTTACTTCATTGTCTGATTCTTTAATCTTTCCGCCGATTGAAAAACCAGAAAGAGTGCCATCAAGAACTTTTTCCCAAGTATCTTGTGCACCCTTTGAGATGTATGCATCTACATAAATTCCATTATAAAATTCGCCAGTTGTTGAGTCATAAAATGTTTCTGGCTTGAATGATAGCATCTTGCCTACTGCATTTGGACCATGCATCTCACGAATGTTTCCACGGAAGTTTTCAAATGCTTCTAAGCTTGCTTCTGCTAATACGACATCGCCTGTTTGATCAATGTTGTCTAGTGTTGCAAAACCAGACACAGTTCTCTTTTCACGATTGACTTTCGTGAATGGAACTGATAATGTTATGTCTTCTCCATTAGAAGACCACAATGATTTTTCGATGTTCATATGCTTAATTTTATTATGTTATATATCAAAAGGCAAATAGTAGTCGATTGCTATTACTCGACCTGTCTGCCATCGCCCTGGGCATTTCTGCCTTCTCCAGAATTGTCTGGAGAATTGGCAGATCTTTCCTGGTCACGAGTTCTAGAATTATTTGCCTGAGATCTAATTTCTGCCTGATTCTGTGGCTTTAATTCTACTGGCTCATCTCCTCCATCTAGAGGAACCATGCCCTTTCTGATTCTAATTTCATTAGGAACAATTACCTTCATTCTTAAATATCTCTCGTCTATCTTAGACTGAGTATCTTCATCGGTAAGAGCCAACTCATTAAATTTAATTTCAAGGGCATCTGTCATTTCCTGTATAACCTTATTTATTTTTTTCTCAAGGATGTCCTGTGCTGGACGGCATACCTGCTCTTTAAATGTCTTATCTGCATCACGAGCTGCAGCTAGGTTAATTCCTTCTGGGGTTCCAATCTTATTAATTGGAGTTCTGTGAGCCATCAATATTTCATCTCTGTTGGCCTTGCGGTAAACGTTAAATGAAGAATCCTGTGCTCCAGCTTCAACTGGCTGCATTTTAAATTCTACCTTCTCGTCTGGAGTATCCGCTGGAAGTGGAATATAGAGTGATCTATGGTTTTTACCCTTAAGACCAACCTGGAAAAATTCAAGCAATTTTCTTTCTGACTCTGGAGAAAGCTTGCCACCCTTTAATGTAATAATATATCTTGGAACGGCCTTGTTTTCAAAGTAGTCTAAGTTGTACTTTCCAGCAAACTCGTTTCCAGCCATAGCGTTTGATGCTGGTACAATATCTGGAATTCCATAATAATTATTTGTAGGTGTATATTTCTTAAAATGAATAATTTCATTTGGTCGATCTAGTCCGCCTGCAATAGGGTTTGGAGTTTCTTGATCTCCGAAGTTTCTGAAAAATACAGCCTTACCATAAAGCAACTGAATAAATCCGTCACGAAGTCTGCGTACTCTCATTGTCTTTGCTGGAATATGACCGATATAGCCAATCTTTCCAGATGTTGTTCTTCCTACTTCAAGGTAGCCGTTTCCTGTCGACTCTACATCTGTATAAAACTTGATCAGTGTTTCTTTAAATGTTTCTTCTTCATTACAATCTTCAAGCCATTGATTTAAATCTTGTCTAAGTCTGTTGAGCTTTCTTCTTGCTCTTTCTAACTGTCTGTCATCTGTAATATCATCGATTGCATCTACGGTTTTTCTTGTCTCGACAAAATCATATCCTAGTCCTACAATATTATAAACCTTGGCGTTGATAGCTGCATAGTTGTATGGCGATATTTCATAAATTCTAGAAAGATAATCTAAGTTGTATGGAGGCTCAATAAGATCGAACATTGCATAGCCAGTAATGGCTTGTGCCAATAGGTTCTGCTGTGTTTCTGCTCCATCTTTACCGACAAATCTTTTTTGTAGATCTCTTCCAACTTTTCTTCTAAAAGTAGGGCTAAGTCCGCTTATCTTTAATAAGTTTTCGCCTTCTACCTTAAACTCATCTACACTCTTGCTAATTGATGTAGAAGGAATGTGAAAGTCTGATGCATTAAACACCTGTGAATCGGAAGAGTTGTCATCTTCAATAAATTTCATTTTACATACCACCCGTTTTAAGCTTATTCATTTCTTCTTTATGAACACCAATATCTAGAGGATCTGGAGTCAGTCCCCACTTCAACCTTTGCTGCTGATATTCGAATTCTTCGTCATCGATCTTTCTTCTTCCAGAAAGGAATTTAGGCTGGCCAGAATCAATTCCATAAGATCTAACAACTGTGGCAAGCGCCTCTATCTTTGACTTATTATCTTTTGCTGAAGCAATAGACAAAAAGTTGCCGTCGTCATCTCCGATCCAGCGTCCGTCTGGCATTTCCCAGACATATATACCAATACGAGCTTCCTCGTCGTTCATCATAACGCTAGTTCTTTTAATATCTGAGAGATCCATAATAAACTAAGTTTACCATTCTTTTAAATTAAAGTCCAGATTTTGTCACGTATTGTGACAAATTATACGTTTTGGATGACAAGCCAGTCATTATCATGGACCAAAGTTGACTCTTCTGTCACGGTGAATTCTGTATCATCAGAAGTACCTGCTGGTCTAGATATGTACATATTATAATGATTTAATATCTTTGTAGAGGTGAGCTCGTCTTCGTAGAAAGCTATATTTTTGTATGTAGCCGTTTTTCCAGGAGTAGAGCCATTCATATTGAAAAGTATGTCTCCAGTAATATCTTCAGATAGTACTAAAACAATATGGCATATCTCGTTATTTGTAATCGAAGATATAGAGTTTATTGAAGAGACTCCATTTATATACAGGGCATCTATTCCAGAATGTGAGACTGTACCATTTGTCCATTTGTAGTAAACATCTTCATCGCTGCTAGATAATCCAGATATAAAGCCACCAACCTGAGAGCTAGTTTTTGTATAAATAAACTCTACTGTCTTAATAGACCTGGATGTAGCTATCTTAAATCCACCATCACCTATGATCCTTAAACCATTCCTTTTATCTCTAGCAAGTAACGGGTAATTTCTATTTCCCAGAGAATATTTATAGGTTGAAAGTGGCTCTATATACTCTCCTCCAGTAGCAGCAAATATATTTGATGTAGTGTAGAAAGATATAAATAGGCTATATAGCTCTGGATTAAATCTAGAAGAATCGTCTGATGAAAATACAATCTTTAAATATAGTGTTCCATTGCCGTCTTCTGTTCCGCCTGCATATTGAGGAACTTCTTGTCCATTAACACACTCTTCATAATTGTCATCATCTATGCTTGTAAAAACTGATATTCCATTGGTTCCATACCAGCTAATTTTTGATCTGGTTATTGTATCTTGAAGTGGTACTATTAAAAAGTCTTTTACTGTGACTTCTGCAGTTTCCTCATTTTCTGTTGGAGTAAGATATAGTGAATTTAATGCAGCGTCATACGTAAGTCCATCGGCAAGTAGTCTGCCAAAGGAGAAGTTAGTTGGGTAATCAATACTATATGCTTCTTTTGTATTTTCATCTGATATTGTCCAGAGAGTTCCGCCGTCTGGATACACTATATGAAATGGGCTAACCTGCTCTTGAAATGCCAGATAGTGTGATCTAATTTGTTCTGAATTTAACGCATATCTGTATATTGCTGGAGCATCTGCAATAAAATATGAGCTTGAAGAAGCTGTTGGTCCTATTGAAATGTTTAAATAATCATTTGTAAATATAAACCCAGGAATACTCTTTCCTGCTACTAAAATTCCATCTACATATAAGTACATGTGGCTTACGTTATAGGTTGCTACGATATGAATGGCTTTATCTAAATATGGAATTGTATACTCTAGTATTTCTGAATTAAGTTTAAATATAACATTTCCCTTTTCCCACGAGATTCCTATATCATTAACTTGATCCCCAAAGATAAGATTTTCTGCAGTATTAAAGTTTGGATGAACCCATATTTCTAAAGAAAAGTCATTATCTGAAAACCCTGCTTGTGCAAAAGATCCTGACTGATCTTGACCATAATAATCATTTGATGTTGAGCAATCTATATATTTAGTGTTATTAATATATGTACCATTTAATCCGCCTGGAACTAAAGGCAGTATTCCAGAAACTATACC